ATTAATTCCTCTAAGTAGCCCCGCCATTGATTTAGCGGGGCTTTTTTAATTCCGCTTGCATAAACCTAGAAATTAGTTTTTAGTGTACTTATGAATAAATTTGAAAAAACAGAACAATTTATTTTAGGTTTAACCGCTAATAATAATTTAAGTATTAAACTTATCATACAATTAATTAATTCAGAATTAGTTGAATGTAATAAAGAAAATAATTATGGCGGTGATTATGCTGAAAGTTTAAAAACTACTAAAGAACTTTTAGAATGGTTTATTCAAGAATGGATTAACCAAAGAAAAGCAAGCTATCTGAAGGAGGTAAAGGAAAGTAGCCTCCTTTATGTCTTGGGAAACTTACCTAAAAAATAATATATTTATTTACTTACCTATCTATTAGCCCCGCCTTGTATTTGCGGGGCTTTTTATTTGTTTCTAGGTGTATTCTATCGGGCTTTTGGTACTAGTTTACATAGTATTTGAATTGGTTCATTAGTAGCCTATTTATAGGACTTTTTAGGGTTCGTATTGTTCGCTCGGGTTATAGCTAACAAGCCCCAAAAATATCGTTAACCAGAACCTAAAATACTTTTGATAGTCTCCTAAAAGTTGTCAGGGTACTTAACAGAGAATAGGTATGGGTGTACCCGCAGGAACAACCCGCATAACTACCCTAGATTTTAGCCTAGTATAAATTTACACTATTATTCGGAGTTATTTTAGGTGTATTTCTGGGGGCTACCCTTGAGTTTAAAAGATACGATAACTAAAAGTTATCGGAAGTTCCTACCCCGATAAAAATATATATATATTTCAAGGGGTTACTAGGGGTAGGGGGGGTAGGTACCAGATTGTTATGCAGTGTCGCTATATTTTTCCCTGTTTTAGGCCATAAACCAGTACGGTAATCGCTTGTATTAAGGGGTAACCCAATACGGGGGACGTTAGTCCCCGGGTAGGGGGTATACCCCTTTATTATACACCTAATTTCAGGTTTGTCAAGTAAAAAATTTATTTTCTAGAAGAAAAAGCTTGACAACTAGCGAATATGGTGTATAATATAATAAGGTGAGTACAAAACAGGCACATATCTCGTCAGTCTATTAAATTAGTATATATAAGGATGATATGGTGCGTAGTGTACTATAAAAAATACATACAAAGGAGGAGGTGGGTATGTCGGACGTTTTAAAGAAAATGGGGCCTCAAAAGGGTAAAAAAGATACAACAAAGAAACCTAGGAAAAAATTTGTAGGTTTAGCAGCAAAAGCAAAAAGGCGTAAACAGGTAAGTGAGTCCCGTTTAGCACAGCGTACAGGTATATCTGCTAAAGATAGAAAACTAAAAGAACTAATTAAAAAACTTGTAAAAAATCCTGAATTTTATAAAAAAGGAATACCTAAAAAAAAACCAGATATTGATTGGGAAAAGTTAATTCCTAAATTAAAACCGTTTGAATTACTAAAAAAAGTAAAACCTCTCTCTAAAAAGGATATAGAAAAGTATCTTCTAAAGAAAGGGGGGAAAGCCTAATGGACAAGGACAAAAGAAAAAAATTGGTAAAGGATTCTATGAAAAGTAGAATAGCTTCTATAAATAGAAGTGTGGCTTCTCCTAAGTATATAGCTAAAGAATTGTATGGTTTAGATACAAAAAAGTTAGATACAACAAAACAGTCTGATTGGTTTAAAGCCTTTAATTTAGCTATTAAAATGAAGGGTGAGTCAGGTGGTAGAAAAATATCTGATAAAGACATTAAGAATGCTTTAAAAAAGGTAATAGATGCTAAGAAAAAAGGCAAGCCCCATCTAAAGAAAGGTGGCAAGGCTAAGAAGAAGTACGGCGTTGTAGGTAAACCAACTTTTAGAAAAGGGGGGAAAGCCTAATGGACAAGGACAAGAGAAAAAAATCGGTTAAAGAGAAGGAAAGGATAGAAAAACTTCTAGATGAATTTTTTAATAAGCACGCTAAAAAACTTAAAGAGCCTGCGGAATTTTGGCGTATATTGAAAAAAAGACCCGGAAAACAGAGTATACTATTAACTAAAAGAAAAAAACCAAGACAAGAACCTTTAGATATGAAACACGGCGGCAAGGCTAAGAAGAAGTACGGCGTTGTAGGCAAGCCTAAGCTTAGAAAAGGCGGAAAGGCCAAGTGAACCACTTACTCCCCCAAAAACACAAGCAGAAGAAGGAACTGACGGAGAAGCAGGAGCTATTCGTTAGTGCCCTCATCAGGAACGGCGGAAGCGTACCCAAGGCTATGAAAACGGCCGGGTATGAGGCTACCTCACGTTCTTGGCTAGTGAACTCAGTAGCCAATGAAATAGTAGAACGAACACAGAATTACTTAGCGACACACGGAATGAAAGCAGCTACTAACTTAATTAACGCCTTAGATGAAGACGGAACAACCCCCAAGGGTGACTTACGCTTGAAGGCGGCAGAAAGTCTTCTCAACAGGATAGGTATAGGTTCACGGGAAACTGTAGACCACAACGTAACAGCACTGCATGGTGTAGTACTCTTACCGAACAAGGAAAGAGAAGTTATACTAGAGGGAGAGAATTAGATGACTGAAACTAAAGTAGGAACAGGATTTCATAAAGGTTCAACCTTTACAAAAAATAAGGATGGTACGGTAGACGTAGTTACCAAGGATGGTAATAAAACTACATATTCAAAAAGAGATTGGAATAAAGCTAAAATGCAAACAGTATATAGAACTGTTAATGAAGAAACTGGCAAGGTAGAAGAAGTATTTGATGATTCTAAAGCATTTAGATGGTTAGAACGAAATACTACCAGAGGACAGATGGAACGAAAAGGTGAACCTCTTCAACCTACTTTAGCAAAAAAAGTTAAGAAAAAGGGCGAAAAGATAAAAACCTACGCCAAGGGAAGTATAGTGCGAAAGGTTAAAGGGATATAGTGGCGGTACCGGCAGTAGCAGTAGTTTTAGCTTTCATAGCTAGAGTAGGTGGCCCTTACGCTATCAAAAAAGCTATAAAGAAATTTGGCAAGAAGGCTGTACAAAAAGCTACCAATAAGATGACGTATATAGGTAAGGAAATTGCTAAGAAATCCAAGTCATTCAAAGATACGAAGATAGCGAAGGAATCAGCTAAGATACAAAAGAAGTTGAATTTATCTAACAAACCTCCGTTCTATAGGAGACTAGAAAAAGGCGGAAACGTAAAGAAATATGCAGGGGGAAGTACTGTGCGGAAACCTAGGAGTTACTAATGCCAAAACTAACACCCTTACAAAAGATAAAAAAAGAACTAGAAAAACTAGAAGCCTTACATGCAAAGGAAGAGGCGATAGTTGAAAAGATTGAAGAAGTTATTGACGAGGCTGAAAACGAGGAGTAGATGCCTAACGAAAACCCAAGTATTAGATGAACCTAACAACAACAAAAGACAACAGATTTAGACAATGGATAAAAAAGAATTACAGAGTAGACCCCAACGAATTAAAACCACCGGAATTGCACGATAAATTTATCGTATACCTAGCATGGAAGAAAGCAGAACAACCACCCAACACGAAACAAGAAAAACCTCAACAATACCTTACGGATACAAATTAGATGACAACAAGAAGACGCTATTACCCATCCCAGAAGAGCTTACGGCTTATAGAAAAGCAAAAGATTATCTACAATCTTGCTCTTATCGGGAAGTTGCTACTTGGCTATCAGCCACGACAGGACGTACCATATCAGCTCAAGGGTTACGAAAAAAGGTCTTAGGAGAAAGGAATGGCGGGTAATATTAAAGAACCAAAAATAAAAGAAATTGAACTTGATAAGAATTTAAAGAGTTTAATAAAAAAAGGATTGGTTATAAAAGTTAAAGGTGGATATATTCTGTCCCCATTAGGGATGAAGTTATTTGGAGGAAAAAATGGTAAGCCTAATAAAAAAGGTGGAAAAATTAAAACTTATAAAAAAGGCGGGAAAGCTAAGTGAATGAAGTACCTCCTCCTAAACCTAAAAGGCAGTACAACTACAGTATTTCTACGAAACTTAGGAAAGCGGCTCAAAAGAAGCTACGCCAAGCTAAGAGGACAACTGAAAACAAGGTAAAACAGGTAAAAAGACAGCGAGACAAGGTTAGGTTCATAGAAAAAGGACTTAAAAAGATAGAAGGAACCTTAAATGGTAGAAATCCGGCTGCTTTAACTGAGGATGACATAAAAACAGCACCAAAAGTACTGAAGGAACACTTAGAAAAAGAAAATATAGTATTTCAACCCAATATTGGGCCACAAACAGATTTTTTAGCCTCTCCGGAACGTGATGTTCTGTATGGAGGTGCAGCAGGCGGTGGAAAATCATACGCTCTACTAGCTGATTTACTTAGGTACGCTCATTTACCCGACCACAGGGCTTTGTTAATTAGACGAACTCTCGATGAATTAACAGAGTTAATTGATAAAAGCAAGCAATTATATCCTAAAGCATTTCCGGGGGCAGTATTTAAGGAATCAAAATCCATGTGGATATTTCCTAGTGGAGCTACCGCTTGGTTTTCTTATCTAGATAGAGACAAGGATGTTACAAGATATCAAGGACAAGCTTTTAATTGGATAGGTATAGATGAAATAACACACTATCCTACTCCTTATGTTTGGGAGTACTTACGTTCACGATTAAGAACGACAAATGAAGAAGTAAAGCCTTATATGAGGTGTACAGCCAATCCCGGCGGTGTAGGTGGATGGTGGGTAAAGAAAATGTATATTGACCCTGCTCCTCCACATGAAACATTTGCAGCTAGGGATATAGATTCAGGCGATATTTATAGATGGCCTGAACAACATGAGAAAGCAGGACAACCTCTTTTTCAACGAAAGTTTATACCTGCTAGATTAACAGATAATCCTTACTTGATGCGGGATGGTCAATACGAAGCGATGCTTCGTTCCTTACCGGACGTAGAAAGAAAAAGATTACTCGATGGTGATTGGGAAGTTGCGGAAGGTGCAGCTTTTCCGGAATTTATGCGTTCTACTCATGTAGTAGAACCATTTGAAGTTCCTATAGGATGGCAACGAATGCGTTCTGGTGA